CTGCAGCTGCAGCGCCTGACCATCCGTGACGGTGAACCGCTGGGGCAGTCGCGCATTGACGGTATTACCGACCTTCGCGCCAGCAATCTCGTACTGCGAGTCGTACGTGCGGTTAACGTTGGCGAGGAACACCAACTTGTTGATAAATCCGCGGGCGACTTCCTTGGTCGTCCACGACGGGGTTGCGAGGGTATTAGCCACAGACTATCCTTTCAACGAATGGGTTACATTCGACCCGCCGCACGATCAGCGGCATTCATTCGACGGAAATGTTCATCCATCGAGAGTTCGTCTGTAATTGCAAACGGGTCGGCTACTGGTGGCGAAGTACCAAGCGGCTTGATTGGCGCTTTCGCAGAACTAACGACTCGGGCTGGGCCGCGTACAGAGGCAGCTTCAAGTCGTGCTTCTAATTTGCCCATTTCCCGATATGTTTCAGCCGGGTGCAGCGTGGACAAACGCTGAGATTCTTCGGGGTTGGCCGAGAGCCACTTAAGCATCTCAATGCCGACCGGACTATCCATTGCCAGGTGCTGCATTGGCAACGACATGGGTGTATCAGGGTTCAAGGACGCCATCAGGTCAGGATCTTGCGCGGAGGCGTCCTGCAACCGAGACATCCACTGCTGCTGCTGCTGCTGCTGCGATTCCTCGATCTGGCGCTGCTGGTAAGCCTGATGGCGCACCACATCGCGTTCCTGATGTCGCGCATCGGCCACAAACGCGGCCAACGCCATCGAGTAATCTTCGTAGGCGTCAAACTGCTCAACCCGTGGCACCCCGGGCATAGTCTTAAAGCGCGACCAGTCGGAAGCCGTCTCGGCTTCCACAGGAATCGGCTGCACCAACTGCTGCACACGTGCTTCCGCTGCTTCGGCCCGACGCTCCGCTTCACGCTGTTTGGCAATCGCGGCCTTGACCGCTTCGGTGGGGTCGCTGCGGCGATTGCTTTTAACCGGAGCGGCTTTAACCGGCTCGTCTACCGGCAAGTCAGGGGCGGTAGATTCCACCACGACATCCGAGTCCAGATTCGCCTGAATCTGCTCAGGCGTTTCGTGACTGGAGGCAATTGTCATGTCACTGACGGGGGCGACGATGGCGTCTGGTGCCGAGTCGTTAAGCTCTGTGGACATGCGTAAACATCAATACCATAAAGAATACAAGCAAATCAATTAATAAGCCACGCCGTTATTATTTGCTTTTAGCATTACGGGCGCTAATGGCCCGGGCTTTCTGCTGGGCGTCTTCTTTGCTGGATGCGCCCCATGCCTTCAGGGACAACGCCAATCGCGTTGGATCGCCGTCCGGTTCCGTCATTGGCCCCATCATATTGCCCATTCGGGCCAGAAAACTCGCCCGGCGGGGATTATCTCCCGCTTTTACGGGGGGCCGTAGAGTGCCACCGGTTTCAGCTTTATACGATGCCCGACCAGCGGCGTTTAATCCCCCCGCTGGGTTTTTGCCTTCTTTGCGCGTCCAAGCGGCACTCATTCGCCTTCCTGTTCTTTAGGTCTGCCCATGTTAGGCATGTGCATCATGCGTTCCTGCTCGTCGTCCAAACTTTCGCGCTTAGCCATCTGCTGCTCATGGAATTGCTTGGCCGCTTGCTGGACAGAGGTGACTTCGTGTGCGGTATCGGCCTTGTCCTTAGCCATGGCAGCGGCTAACGCGGCAGTGGCTTCATCGGCGCGGATCTTCATCGCCGTAATGGTCATCTGCGTTTCGTTCCGCATCCGCTCAATTTCAATCTTGGCCTGCTGGTCACTCTGCGCCTGCACGGTCTGCGCTTGCAGCTTTTCACGTTCCTGCTGGAGGATCATGTCCTGCTTCTGAAGTTCCAACTGCGCCTGTTGCTGGAGTTTTTGGCCATCCGATTCCAGCAGCTTGGTCTTCTCGTCCAGCGCCTTGCCCAATTGCTCGACCATCTGGCTAGCCTGCTGCAACTGGTTCTGTAATTGCTGCGGATCGGGTTCCGCACCCTGCGCTTGGAGCGGCGGCGGCAGCATCTTCTTGACGCGCTCGGCGGCTTCCAGGTGACCCGGGAAGTCGCGGAACTTGAGGTAGATGTCGCCCAAAATGGGGAACAACGACGGATTGGCTTGGAACAGGTTGCCCATCTCGTCTGCGCCTTCTTCATTCCGGCTCTTGTAGCTCTTGCCAATACTGACGGACACGCCGTAACGGCCCTTCTTCAATTCGTAATTCAGCACCTTGCCCTGTGGCCGCGCCATGGGCGAAGGAGGCATCCCCATGGGCATGGGAGGCGCACCAGGAGGCGGGGGCATGCCGGGTTGACCCATCGCACCCATCGGCATCGGCGGAGCCGGAGACGCCTGTGGTGCGCCCTGCGCCACCGCCACGGGACGTTGTGTCTGGGGGTTCACCCGAAACGGCTGGTTAAGCATCACCGTCTTGGAGCGGTCTTCCCGGTCAAGAATCCGGGCGACACGACCCGGACGGTCATAAATGTGGGGAATTAAATCCAGCACAACCTTAGCTTCGTAGGTCATGCTGATTTCCGCCAAATTGTCGAGGAAATGGCTGGAACCAGCCATGTGTTGGTTCTGGAGCGCCAACACAGCGCGACCGCTCTTGGCGTTGGTGGCCTGTTGGCCTAGTGCGCTCTCGTACGCGCCCGTGCCTTCGTGGATAAACTCACGAGCCTGTTGCAGGAGGAGCATGGACGGGCCTAGACGCGACGTGTCTACCTGGGTGCGCTGCGGCGGCGGGGCCGGAGTGCCATTCAAGCTGACATTGCGGTAGCGCAGGTAGGGGAAGTTGCGAACGTTCGCCAACTGCCACTCTTCTTCGTGGCCCTCTTCCTGCCCTTCGACCATGGTGTAGGGCGCTTTGGTTTCCAGAGACGCCATTTCCACGGCGCTGCTGGCGCTGTAGTTCAGCAGCCGCACGGCGTCCTTATTCGGCTCAATCATGCCGACCCAGCGGCGTTCCTGCTCAAACGGAATCAGTTCCCGCCCAACGACCGGAATGATGGGGATATACCGCCCATCCATGGCCTGCTTGGGTTCCAACTCTTCAATGGCGTTGATAGTAGACCAATACAGAACAGGCTTGCGTTCAGTGCGCGTTCGGGCCTCGGCTCCCGTGCGCGGCTGGCGTCCCGGCGGAATGTTATCGGCCACGGCGTCGGAACCGTCATCCAGCAGCACCCGGGTGCTAGTTTCGTATTCAATGCGGTAATACTCGGCCACCCGTACGGCGCGACCTTCGCCCTCATCTCCACTGACCCACGACTGGGTGTTCATGCCGACCGCCGACAGTTCGTCTTCCGAGAACGTCGCCATCTCGCTGTCTGGATACCGGCGTTTGTAGGTTGACCACGGCATGTCGTTGATAAGGAACGCCCACTGCCCGTCCGAGAAGTCCGGTTCTTGAGCAAACGGATCCAGCACGACACTGCCCTGCTGCAAGATCCGCTTAATCATAATCCGCTGGTCAAACGGGTCTTCCGAATCCGGATCCGGCTCGGTCATCACGCGGTAATACCCGCGTCCCGCCTTGACGGCCCGTTCAAACGCCCATGACCGCGCCAATCCGGCCCGGCTTTCCACTTCAATGCGCCGATACAGCCCCTGAATAATCTCGGCGGTGTCGTCACTCGCCTCATCCGACAGGGCATGAATGGTGACGCCTAGATGCGCGGCCTTTTCAGCGTTCAGCACCAACTGAATGGGGTGATCCAGGCTGGGAATCGACAGCATGGGGCGCTGCGGAATGGCGACCCCGCCAATCAACTGCGGTTTGCGCTGGTCTTTGACCTCGGTTGGCCAACACAGATCCGGCACCTGAAAGCGCAGGGCATCGACCTCGCGGTTGCGCTGGTCAATGTCGGCATCGCTGCCCACTTTGAATCGGTCAAGGGCTTGCTGTAATTCAGGAGTTGCCATTAGTGTGCCATCCAGCTTGACGCCTGCGAGGTGCGACGGGGTGACCGATTGTGCGTCTGCGGGGCCACGCGCATTTGCGACCGCCCGCTAATAATCAAATAGCGCGTGGCATCCAT